TAATTGACTAGCAAAATTAGCAGATGAATTTTGTCTTATTTCTTCTATTGAATCCCCATCTCCCCCACCATTTGCTGCTTCAGGATTTGTAATAGCTACTGTACTAAATATATAATTTGCTGTTGTTGCATTTAAATTAGTATTTAAAAATGTAGTAGTACCTGTTAAAGTATTTAATGAATTGGATGCTACATTTGAATTTACTCCTCCTCCACTTAAATATCTAAATGTTAAAGTAGTATTAGATGGAGCAATACCATATGTATTTGTATTTAAAAAATTCGTTGGTGAAAATGCTGTTGTTAATTTAGTTTGTTCAAATGGTAAACCAATTCCTACATTATCTGGATTTGGTATAATTTCTTCATCTGAATCACTTGTTGTTCCTGAACCAAATTGAATTTGTAATGTAGTAGCATTTTTAAAACGTGTAGTAAATCTACGTTGTACTTTTTTTAATTTTAATAAATTAGGTGTATCTGTAAATGAATATAAGTTAGGATCATTAAGGTTAGTATTTTTAATAGAATCAAAAACCATCTCTTGTCCTAAGTAATCTACTTCATACCACTCATTTCCTTCACTATCAAAACAATCTAAAATTCCAACTAAATCAGATACATTTAATTCCACTGTTGAAAATTTAACTGGTGTATTAAAGGAATATGTTTTAGTAGTAATATTTGATGAAATTGCTTTTCGTGTTTTTTTAAGTAAAAAATAAGTTGGATTACCTCCTGATACTTCTAATACTGTAATCTCTGTTGGATCTCCAGAACTAGAAACAGAAAAATCAATAGGCTCACTTATTAAAAAAGATGTTTGTAGAGCATTTGTTGCTACTGAATTTGCCTCTATAAATAAAGCATAATCAAAATCAGGTACATAATTAGAACCAGATAATATTGATGGTAATTTTTGGTAAACACTTATATTAGTTGTTGCTACTCCTGTTACTACAGGTTTATAACCAAACATATAAGCTAATTCAAATAAGTTATTTGATTGTCTAGCAAATTGTAAATAATTTTCTTGTACTTGATTATCTAAATAAAATGACAGAACATCTCCTACATACGCAGCCATTTCCATAAATAACATTCCTGGAGAGGCTGGGCTGAAATCATTATATGTTGTAGGAAAATATGTTTTAGTATAGTCTATAAGACTAGCTCTAAATTCATTAAAGTCCTTATTTATATATTTTATATTTTTATTTGCAGCCATTATGTAAATGATATTTGAACTTGATCTGTTATTCCTGTATTTATAATACTATATTTTAATTCTATTTTAATCTCATTATAATCTGATGATTCGAATATATCTATATTATCTATTTTAATATTAATAAAATATCGGTTTATTAAAGATTGAATATATTCTTTGATACCATCTATTTCACCTGTTGTTATTTGTTCGAAAACATATTGTCTTAAATTAGCTCCAAAATTTGGATTTAAGTATAATTCTCCTTGATCAATTAAAAAGAAATTAATTAAATTATTTCTTATAGCATCTTGAGTAGTGTATGTTGAAAAAAATACAGCGTCATTATTAAAAGGTACAGAAACACCTATTGCTGTTCCTGGTCTATTATCAAGTGGAAATATTTTTTTAGCTCCGAAACTCATTATCTTTTAACTAAACTCATTATTGTATCTAAATCAAGTTGCCCTGAAGGTAAAGCACCATTTTCATTATCTATAGGGCCTGTAGCTCTAAATTCTCCTTCAAATTCATTTTTAGGACCTGCTGCCATTTCATTTAATACATCCATATATGATTTTTTAATATCTGGTGCTGGTGTAGCTACTTGTTGATGCGGAACATGTTGTGATGTATATGTTAATGTTCTTTCAGTCGATTCATTTAAAGATTGTTTATTTCCTTTAATAGATTCGACTATTATATTTTTCATTTCTTCTTGAAATACTTCTCTTACGGCTTCTTTAAGTAAGTTTTTTAGTTCTGATGTTTTCATTTGTTATAAATATTGAATTAATTGGCTTTTAAATTATTTGAATCAATTATTAATTTGAGTTCTTCTACTAAAACTTGTGGTGTAGATGTAAAAGATAACGGTGTTTTTAATAATACAATTCCTTGTGCATTTTTTGCAACTGCTCTAGATCTATTAACTGTTGGTGAAAAAGGTTCTTTTACTATTTCTAATATAAACCCTTGATATGTTGTAATTGTTATATCTATATTTTGAATATCAACTTGTTCTAAAGCTATAATATATTCATCATAAGATTCTAATTCTCCTGCTTTACATTGTATTAAATATTTATCTATTGATTTTAATAAAGTAGTTAATTTTAATAATATAGTATTAACAAAATCAACAGATGTATTAACAGATGTAATTATATTTTTAGTTGTAATAATTTTTGGTGTAATAAATTCTAATAAATCTTTTAAAGTATTTAAAGTAGATACAACTGAACCCGGAGCACCTGGAGGTGATGGGATTGCTGCTATACCTACATTTGCTGCTAGGCGGGCAACGTTTACAGTTGTAGCAGCTGCCGCTGTTACGTTAATTACTTTATTTAAAGTATTTGTTGTTTTACTTAAAGCAACAAACGTTTTAGTAGTTGAATTTAATTTATTAACTAAATTATTTCTTATTTGTAATACTTCATCTAATTCAGGTTTAGTTAAACAAAAATCTGGAATTTTTTCATTAATTTGCCCTATATTTTCAATACCAGTTTTTTCTGCTATTTTAATAATTTGTGGGACTAATTTCTTAATTAAACTTTGTCCTTTTTCAGCTAATAATATAGGTAATTTATCTTTCCCTGTCATTATGTTGGATTATTTATTTTACCTATTATATTTGAAGCTGTTATTTTTGAATTAGTTGTCTTTTTATCTGATTTAGTTTGATTATTAACTTCAGTTGGAGATAAAGTAATTGATGGAGCATTATATGATGTAAATAGATTAGCATTTCTTCTACCAAATACTAAAGCATGATTAAATTCTAATTTACCTGGTGTAGCTCTAGGAGGTAATTTAGGGGCTATATCTCTATAATCTTGATATGCTTTCCAAAGTTTAGAATATAAATCGAATTGCTCACCTAAAAATTTCTTTTGTTCTTCTATTGACAAATATTCATCATTTATTCTACTATCAAATGTAGAAACATTTGGTACTGCTGGATTTAATGATGGATACTTTTTTGCTAATTGATCTCTTAATAAACCATTAAGTTCTCTAATAACTGGGCCTATATCTGTTCCTACTATATTTTTAAATTTTTTAACTATATCAGGTTCAGTTTCTATTCCATATGCCGCCTTCATTGCTTCTTTATTTGTAGTTACAGATGTAGGGTCTAATGTACCGTATGTATCCTTTATTTCTTGTAATAACTTATAAAATTCTTCAAATGTGAAGGTAATTCTTGGTTTTTTATTTAAAATAATAGCCATTATACAGTAAAATTACGTTTAGATACTATATCATTTAATTGATCATTTAATGCATCTAATGTAGTTGCTAATGATACTGCTTCTAAATTAATAGTAGGGATTGATAATGGTGCTGATTGTGGGATTGCATTTGGGCCCATATATGCAGGAGAAGTTTGTGCTGTTTTCATTACCATTGTTAAATGTTGTAATGAAGATATTAATGTTTTTAATAAACTAATAGTAGCATTTCCTAACATTAATGGTTCTGTTGCTAAATCCTCTTTACCTAAAAATATTTTATCAGATTGAATTATTGTTTTTGGTGCATCTATATTAACTGATTCTTGTGAATTTAAATTTATTGATTTAAATGAACTTAATAATATATTATCATTATTAGCATTAAATACTAATCGTCCAGAATTTAAAATTATTTGTTTACCACTAAATTTATCTATAGATGTTGGAGGTTTTTCTCCGTAACTTACATAGCTAGTACTAGATGCTTTTAAAGGTATATTTTGAGTACTAGTAATATATACTGCTGAATCAATATTATTTATATTTTCTACAATAGGTAAATATCCTTCATCTGTTTGAGCACCCTGTCCATTTCTAATTATAATAATAGGGTCACCACTATCTCCTATACTAGACCAATTATTTGGTTGGTTGGGAACTGTACTTCCTAAACGAATTGAATTACCCCATCTTCCTTCTACCATAATATCTCCTTCAAAAGGTAATAATGGATGAATGTTAGTACGTTCTATAAATGTTTTTCCTAAATATGCTGTACTAGATATTAAAGGATAAGCATTATGATGTGGGTGACTCCATAAAGCTATAGGGTTACTATAGTATTTTATATTACTAGTATTCGATATTCCTAATTCATTATTAGGTTGGGAAATTACTGATACTATTTCATTTATTAATGGAAAATTTTTATATGATATATTTAAAGGTATTGCCTTTCCTTTAGTTCCAGCTGATGTTACTAATTCATATACTATTCCTCCAATACCTAATTCTTTAAATAATGGATGAGATTGAGACAATACTATATCTATAACTCTAACTGGGGTGTTAAAATCTTCTAAATTAGGTTTTACATTATTAATTTTTGGATTAAATTTTTTATTTAAACCACTAAATCCATAATCCATTATTCTGATTTATTTTTATCGTGTAAATTTTTTATTTCACCTAATATTTGTTGTTTTTCAGCATCTGAAATACCTGCGTTATCTCCGGCATTACCTCCACCCCCAGTATTTAAACAACGTTGGATAATAGTAGCCATTTTAATTAACTGTTCATCATTTTTTACACCTATTTCTAAATATTCTTTTAATAAAGGTACAATTAATGTAGCATCACCAATATTTTCAATCATTGGTTTTAACTCATTTATCAATGTTGAAATTTGCTTTTCTTTTTTCTTTTGGTTTTCATATATTTCTTGTAGTAAATCTTTAAATTTTTTACCACCAAATATATCTGATTCTAATCCTTCCATTTATTTATAAATATGTTCTCTATGTGAATTTTATATATCCATTTTCTAAATAAAAATAATAATGTTTTTTAAATATAAGATATAACCTATCTGCTATTTTAGTTATTTTAGGAGTTTTAGCATCTATAATTTCTCTAATGTAAATATATAGTATTTTTTTATTAAAAATATCAATACCTTCGCGTTTTCTAAATAATTCCAATATAGCATCTGCTATTTTAGCATCATATTCTTTTGGGAATAACGTATAAATATTATTAGTACAATATTCAATATATAAATCTATAAATAAAGATAATTTATCTGCTTGTGATAATTTATCACTTTGTGAATTATTTTCCTCTATAACATATGAATGATTATTATCTTCTTCTAAAGATGCTATTGGAGTTGATGATATTTTATTTTTATAATTTTTATCATTATATAATATTAACCAACGTTTTACTATTGTTCCGAAATATGAAAATGCTTTTGGCGGTGTGAATTTAGAAATTTTAACCAAACATTCTGGAGATACATTTAATGTTGCTATAAAACTATCTATTTGCAGTTGAGTTACTTTATCAACATCTCCAGCATATGAAATAAAATCTCCTGTATACTCTCCTTTAAATTCTTTGATAATTATTTTTTCTAAACGTTCTTGGATGTTACGTTTATGGTCATAAAGATGAATTTTATCTAATAAAAACACAATTATTTCATGTTGTAAATCTTCAATATTCTCTACTTCAGTATGGTAAAATTTAAAAGTATGAATTATATTTTGTGTTAATTTAAAAAAAGCATAATGAATATGTTCATCATATATTTTACTTTTTTCTTCAGGATCATTACTTTTATTATATGCTATAATAGCATCTTCTGTTTCTGAAGTAAAGTAGTTTTTATTAGTTTTAATCATATTATTATTTATTTAAATTAAATTCATTTAATTGTTCTTGGATATTTTTTAAACCCTTGAAAAAGAATCCTACCTCATCATCACTTTCAAATGAACCTTTATTATCTATTTTTGTTAGTTCTTCTTGAGCAAATTCTATAGTGTCAGATATATTAATAATATATTTTTCATAGTAAAGAATTGTATCTTCACATGCTTCGTTTTTCTTTAAAAGATTACGAACTACATATCCTAATATTAGGATTATTAGTACTAGTATAATAATTGTTGCTACCATTGTTAGTTTATTTAGAAATGAAAAAGGTCGTGGCGCGAACCACAACCTTTATTTTGTTTATTTATTTATTTAATCCTTTTCAAAAAATTTATCCATTACTCCTTTTAATCCTTCACTTTTAATATTCCCTAGAGCTTGTGTTTTAATGGCTGGTTTTCTTGTTGCTGGTTTAGTTGTTGCTTTTCCACTACCCAATATAAAATTAGGATTTGACGGAGACAAGTTACTCTTAAATTTAGGGAACCATTCTCTTTCAAATTCAACTCTCGCAGCTAATAAATCGGCCTGATGAACTATAAATATTAATGACGTACGTGGTTTAGTTTCTGGAGCCCAACCACCCATTAAATATGATTTATTTGCATCATCGTATAAACCATCATGTAATTTAATAGTTAACATTTCTATTTTAGAATAAGTAATACCATGTGATAAAAGTAAATGTAATCCTCTATCTGGAACGGACATATATTCTAATTTATCATTAAATTTATATTCTTCACCTAATTTATCTCTACGCCAAGCATCGGTTTGTGGAATATATGCTTCATTATGTTCATCACCCATCTTACCTAAGTCGTGATTCATTGCTGAAAATACTAATTCTTCAATAGTATAAGTAGATGTGTCTACACCATATTTTACCCATACTTCATTAATATCTAATGCAGCTTGAATAACACGATTAACATGTTCTACATATCCTCCTGGAAAAGCGTTGTGGTATTCTTTCTTATGAGCAGCAGGCATCATAATAATTCTTTCAGCATATTTTTCGTAAAATGCTTTTAATTTTGTTTTACGCGGTTCGGAAATATACGTGTCTATATAAGACATAAGTGTATTCCAGTTTTCTTGGATTTGTTCTGCTTCTAATTTCATAACTTTTATTTTATTATCTTAAGTTTGGATTTAATTCACCTCCAGCGATAGGTTCAGTTTCGATATATAATTTAATTTGAGATACTTGTTCTCTAATCGCTTCAATATTCTCGTAACATGCTTCTCTGTCTCCTTGATTCAAGGTAAAGTTTAATTTGTTTAAATTAGATTCTATACCCTCTAATTTTCTCGTAACCGCATCTCTATTTTTCATTTGTTTATTTTATATTTATTTAATTATTTAAAACCCGTAATATTAATATATTATGGAAATATTTTAAAGCCAAATTTAAGATAAAAAATCTTTTACTTTAACTCTTATATTATCCAGAAAAGCACATTTATCATAATCTTCTAAAGACTCAAAATAAATAATAGATTCATTTAATGCGTTCATTAATGACTGGCTTGCTTTTACTTTAATACAATCCATATGGAAATGGTTATTAATATTTATACTTTTAATATAATTCCACCCTTTAATAAACATTATTGATTCACCTGCCTTTTCAACTTCAACTAAATCTAATTCAGGGGCAATCTTATTAAAATTTTTAATTGCAAATTGTTTAAAAAATATATGGTTATTTATAGTTTTAACAAAACCTCCAATCCAAAATAATGGATGGTCAGAGAAATCTATTAATAAAGATAATTCATCTGTTTCTTTATCAGAATTAGAATCTTCTAAATTATTAAAAGTATTAAATATGTCGTTTAAATCAATCATTAAAAATGTAAAAAAAGTGTTTTAATAAATAGTAATGTTATTTTTGATAAATATATAATTTTCTAATAAAATTTCTTAAAGAGTTATTATAGCCCTATTTTCTTAAGTAAATTTTTATACTCTATATCAAAAGTTAATGTTATATCCCAAAGAAATATAAATCCGGTATGTACTATTTCTGGTATAGCTAACCCAGGAAATATGAATAATCCAATTAATGGGAATATAATTGAACATATTGAAGCTACTATGGAGGTCATACCCATTCTAAAATCCGTTATTAATAATTTATATCCGAATAAAAACATCCCTAAGGTATATCCTATAAAATATAAAATAGCAGTTATATTATGAATCGAATGTTTCATATCTATAACTGCTGTTAATAATAACATTATTGAGGATACTATAAATAGTATAGTTAACCGTTTATTTATAATTTCATCTTCAAAATAAGAATATATATTTTTCCATACACTAGCATATAACATTAAACCTATCCCAAATAAACCAATATTCCAAATAGAACTTGTTCCTTCACTAATTCCGAATCTTGATAAAGATATAGCAGATAAATGGAGATTAGGTAATGAAAATATACAATAACTAATAAGTAATGTAAAAATTACAATTGATATAACGGTATGTATTTTTTTGAATTTAAGAATTTTATCTTTCATGTTGTGGGAATATATTATAAGTATTTATCCCCGACAAATTTAATTGATTCTATTGCTTTCTTAAGATTAATATCAAAAAATTCTCTATAATTATTTACACGAAATTCTTTTAAAAAGGTATGAATTTCACTTTCCAATTCCATCCCACCATTATATTTAAATACATATTCTAATTTAAAAGGTGTAGGCACTCCAGTTGGTTTAGATAAATCTTTTAATCTAATACCTATTTCTTTACGAGTATATCCAATTTTTAATAGACCTGGGTATGAAGGATTTGATAAAATATATATTGTTTCTTCTCCTTCTCCATTACTAGGTGTGGATTTCTTACTTCTAGCAGTAAAATAATCTACATCTTCCCATCCTTCAGAGGCCGGATATTTTTCATCTTGTGAAGGTGATAACGTATAAAATCTAATAAAACTATTTTTTAAATCTTCAGTAGAAGATATTAAATTATTAGACTCACTTACTGAGATTTGTTTAAGTCCTTTAAATCGCTTTTCCATAACCTTTATTTTTTAAATTTAAAACATAAATATATTTAATACTGTATTAAAAAATTCTTCAAATGCAAAAAAACTATTTCTAATAATTAAAATAAAAGCAAATGTTAATAATGGAGTAATAGTAATTAAAATACAATCCAATAAATTAAATTGTCCTGATACAAATAATACCATTGCTAATAACATTGCTATTACATTAATTATTTTTGTCGTTTTCATAATTTCTATATTTTTAAATTTCTTATATAGTAAATATATTTTAAAAGATCTTGGAGGCCTAACATTTTAGTAGGTTTCTTTTATCCAAACATCAAATAAGGTTGCCATTTTTCTTCATGTTTATTTGATTTATACATGAAATATAAAGGATTTGGTCTAAAAGGTTTATATAATAATTCCATACCTGATTGTTCTAATGTGCGATCTCCTTTTTTAGAGTTACAAGTAAAGCAACAAGTAATTAAATTTTCCCAATTATTTTTTCCACCTTTAGATTTAGGAAATATATGGTCAATAGTTAAATCATGTTTTGAAGCGCAATAAGCGCATATAAATTCATCACGTTTAAATATATTTTCTCTTGATAAAACTACTTTTCTATAAGGAATAGTAGCATATTTAACTAAACGAATAATTAAAGGTTTAGTAGATTTCATATCGTACCCGTCTTGATCAATAACAGTAGCTTTACCTTTATATACTAATTTGAAACCTTTTCTAAATGTAGTAATATTGATAGGTAAGTAGTCTGAGTTCAATACTAATACCATTACATTTCCTCTTTTATAATCTCTTATCCGCATAATTTTTGTTCTTACCTCTATAAGTTAATGTTTGAGCATGACAATTAGGACATAACATTTTTAAATTAGTTAATAAATTATTCCTTCCATTTCCATCAATATGTTCTAATTCTAATGGAATTATTTTATCGTTCCATTTTATATTATTACATTCTTCACATTTATGTTCTTTATATCCTTCTAATAATAATCTTTTTTTAATTCTTTCTCTTGAATATCCTGGGTATTTCCCTTCAAATATTACTTCTTCTAATGTAAATCTTGATTTTAAATTTTTAGTACCCCCTTTTAAACTTTGATTTGGTTTATAACAACCATATTTAATAGCATATTTTTTAAAAGTACCAAAATGTATTCCTAATTTAGAACAAGCTTCTGACATTGATAAACTTTCTATACAAGCTTTTTCAAAATCAATTTTAGTTAGGTTTTTAATATCCCCAAATTTTTCCCAACTATTTGTTTTTTTAGTATTATATTTTTTCATTTATTATAAATATGGTAGATACTCAAATATATAAAATAATATCTACCTTTGTACTCCTAGCGAGAGTCGAACTCGCACGCCTTAAAGACCACAGATTTTAAGTCTGTTATGTACTACCAATTTCATCATAGGAGCATTGTACTCTAGGAGGGAGTCGAACCCTCACCCTTTCAGACTAGTTTCTAAAACTAGCGCGTACTACCAATTTCGCCACCAGAGCATTATGTGTATCGTACAGGACTCGAACCTGTATTAAAAATTTCGTAGACTTCCGTTCTATCCAATTGAACTAACAATACATAGTGTGTTATATGGGAGTCGAACCCATGACCTTTTGTACCACAAACAAACGCTACCACCAACTGAGCTAATAACACCGTTATCCAACCTGGGATCGAACCAGGACTCTTTTGCTTCAAAAACAAACGTGTTGCCAATTACACCATCGGACAATATAAAGAGGTAAAAATGAGACTCGAACTCACATAAATCTGTTTTGCAAACAGATGCCTAAACCAATTCAGACCATTTTACCATAGTATTCTATCTCAGGATTGAACTGAGGACCTCTTGTGTATAAGACAAACGCTCTGACCAACTGAGCTAATAGAATATTTTGAGAGTTCCCACCCGGAATCGAACCGAGCCTATTTTTCATTACAAGTGAAGTGTAGCGCCTACTCTACATTGGAAACTTATGCGGTCTATGCGAGAATTGAACTCGCGACACTGCCGTGACAGGACAGTACTGTTACCACTACACTAATAGACCGTAGTAAAAGTTAATTAGTATCTATATGAGTCGTAAGGTGGCCCCTCGTCAGTATAGCCTATTTTAACTTTTGTGCAGGTGATGAGTTTCGAACTCACTCTATTCCGGTTTGGAAGACCAGTGCACCACCAATTATGCGTCACCTGCTTATTTTAAGTTACTTAACTCAACTCTTAGATCTTGAATCTTACGTTGATATGAAGGAACATTAATTTCTTTTGTATTAGAAGTTTTTTTAGTTAAATTTAACGTCATTTCGTCTTCTAAAAACTTAATTCTTTCTTGTATTTTACTACGTTTCTTATCTATTTTACTCATGTACACCTTGTAAGATTCGAACTTACGACCTCTTGAATGTAAATCAAGCGCTGCTTACCAGCTGAGCTAAAGGTGCATATTAATTGTCGTGCGAGTGAGATTTGAACTCACGTATTCCTGTCTCCAAAACAGGCTAGATAAACCGGCCTCCTATACCGCACGTTATATTAAGTGGGACTTCACAGAATCGAACTGTGCACTTCTGATCTTCAATCAAACGCTTTACCAACTAAGCTAAAGCCCCCCATTTTGTGGGAGTAGTAGGAATCGAACCTACCCCTCTTAAAGGCTGCGGTGTTACAGACCGTAGTGACAAACCTATATTCACCTTACTCCCAATTAAAAACATAATTAATTAACCTTCTTAATATCCGGGGTCGAACTAAATCCACTCTCTAATTATGCTTTTGCTCTTCATGATGGATTTGAACCAACGACCTTTTGATTAACAATCAACTGCTCTACCAACTGAGCTAATGAAGAATATATTTTGTGTCCCTAGAAAGAATCGAACTTTCATCATGCAGTTAAAAGCTGCAAGCTACTACCATTGAGCTATAGAGACATAATTTCTTATCTCCTATACTCTTTTCCGATTCTACTAGTGTTTCCATTTTCTTTTTAAATTTTAAGTAATCATAGTGAGAGTTGAACTCACGACCTTTTGTGTATCAGACAAATACTCTACCAACTGAGCTATATGATTGTGGATACAGTGGGAATCGAACCCTAATCAATTGTTTGCAAAACAACCTGCCTGCCTTCGGCATCTGACCCATTTAAGTAGAAGATATGAGACTCGAACTCATGGAACTTTTACATTCTACAGTTTAGCAAACTGCTGCATTACCAACTCTGCCAACCTTCTATTTGAGGAAGATGTGAGATTCGAACTCACGGATGTTTTACCACCTTCAATTTTCAAGACTGATACAATAAACCACTCTGCCAATCTTCCTTTTGCACGTTCTACAGGAATCGAACCTGTGGCCTTCTGGTTTGGAATCAGACGCTCTACCAATTGAGCTAAAAACGCGTATAAAAATAAAAACCCGAACCATTTTAAATGATTCGGGCGGAAATTATAAATTTGTTTAATTTAATATTTACACATCATGTTCCGAATCTTTAAGCATATCAAAGCCCCATTTCCCACTATCGACAATCGATAAACGATACGTCGCCTGCGGACAATTAGAATTTGTATGTATTAGATTCGTTTTCATTTTATTTTTTATTTTTAGAGTATTGATATAGATGAGCCTTGTACTATATTCATCGTTTGTAAGGAATATCAATGTCTTATTATACGTATTGTACCTTCTAAGAAGATACATTTTTTTATTTATTTTTCTTATAATATTAATATATGTTAAAAAATCCTATAAGCCAAACTATTAATTAAAAAAAGTTAAGGAGATATTAAAAACGTCTTTTTAACAGAGCTCCAAAGTCATATCTCTCCCACATCGGATTGATTCACTAAAAAAGACCTTGGAACATTGAACTTTCTGATGTGTAAAACAGAGGTAGCCAAGGTACTATTATCATTGTAGCGGGAGGCAGATTCGAACTGCCGATGTCCAGGTTATGAATCTGGCGATTTTGACCACTTATCCATCCCGCAATACCTTTAGTACCAAATACCGTCTTTAAACGATTTCCATTTACCGTTTTTCAACGATTTATTTAATGGTACTAATACGTAACTCCATTGTTCTGGAAAGTCTTTTAATCGACTTTTAAAAGCAATTTCTGTTACTTCTTTTCTTGTTTTAGCCTCTACATACTGTGATGGGGCTTGGTAACCATTTCTATGGTTCCATTCGACTCTCCAAAGTCGTACTGATAATTCAGTTTTCATTATTTGAATGTTAGATCAAATAAGCTACTTTGGAGGTTTTAATTGTTTATTTTTCATAATTTTTATTTAAAATAATTGTAACGATGTGCTTTAGAGCTTATTTACCACCAAAGGCGGCCACATCTCATCTCCTCGAAGTTTTTACCTCCTTAACGACTAACTCGTTAGTATGATTTACACATACCTTACAATAAGTGGACCCGGAGAGATTCGAACTCTCGTCCAAGCATACGTACAATGAAATTCATTCACAAGCTTAGTTTATTTATTCATAAACAAACAAAATAAAAGATTTGATATATGTGAGAAACAAATCAATAAACAACTTGGTTGATGACTAGTTGGTTCAGGCCCATCCCTACTACCTGTAATGCTTGTAAATTTCTGTTCCTAGGATTATTACTACCCGAACGAGACTAAGCTGCTAGAGCTAATTCTCCATCTACGAATGCCAAAGCATCTGCAAATGTAAAAGTTGACTTATTGTCAATTAATTGTATATAGGTTATTTACGTGTTTCCAATACTAACACGGCTTGCATTTCAAAGAACTTTATACCTGTCAAAACCAGGCGAGCCCATAAATAATGGGGTGTCTGTAATCTCCCTCTGTCGAGATGGTGGGTGGTTACACTTAAACCAATTTAATTCTTTCCTTAAAACAGTCAATTGGTTGACATGTACTCCCGACGAGAATCGAACTCGTGTTTTAAGGATGAAAACCTTATGTCCTAACCACTAGACGACGGGAGCATTTTGTTGAGGTTTTGCAAAGTAATAGTGTCACCACTACTTTTCTTTTTGGTACTCAACACATATCCACTATTTCAGAATATACCTTAGTTCACGATGCTAGCTTCATCCAACCAATGTTATTATCCTAGTGCTAGATCAAATAACCGCCGTAGCCTTACAGGGATTCGAACCCCGATTGATAGTTTAGAAAACTACTGTCCTATCCCTTGAACGATAAAGCCATATTATTAGTAGGCGAAAGCGGGACTCGAACCCGCGAGACTTTCGTGTTGGCTTATGAGGGCCAATGAGATACCATCTTCTCACATTTCGCAATATTTTATTCTACCTTGTATAGCATACCTATATCACACTTATCCTACGTATATACGTATATACTATTTCGAGAAATTATCTTTTACAATACTAGCAATCGAAAAAGTTAAGTATAGATATAAAAATCTAGCAAACCAATTCCAATTAGCGATATTAATTTCCCAGCATAAAAACGAAAATAAACCATATATTGTAAGCGCTGACAAAATTAGTATTAGAAAGTTTTTCATTTTTATAATACATATTATGTTTAATGAATTAATTGATGTGCCCAGCATACAAATGCTGCTATATAATAACCTAATTCAAAGCAAATAAATATAATTACTGGTATTAATGATATAATACCTATTGTTAATAATATGTCTTCTAATATTTTTTTCATAATTTAAATATATGAAAAATGGTTTTCGAAGCCTAACTTTTTTGCATTCTTTTTGAAGGCGATTTTTGTGACTTTTGCGCAAAAGGGTTAAATCGGAAACTGGATATCGTTTATGGGGTTCTGGTAGTTAGTTGTTGATTGTAAGAGTTATGTTAGGTATGTTCAGGGCCTTTGTATATACGTATATATGTATATACATTTTCTATGTTAAAATTTTATACTCGATTCATAAATTAATGATACCCCCTTCTTGGCATCACGTCCGCGTATATGGAATACAACGCGCATGGTACCTCATCACGGTTTACCGTGTACGTACGTATATATGACTAGATCTTCTTCATTTTCTTTTCTTTATAAATTACAAGCGAATATTAAAGCTAATACTTGAGATGCGAATGCCAATATACTCGCTATTCCACCTTGTGAATCTTTTTGTTTTGGTATATCATTAAGTGTTCTTACTACGTTTAACGATAAAATTACTATTACGAATGTTAACATGGTATATTTGGTTTTAGTATTATGTTTATCCTCCCATCATGGCCTGGTCCATGTCGTGACATGAGTAACCATCTTCATTAGGTGTATGATACGCTTCCATTTTTCGGTTAATCATTTCCCCTACTATGGATTGTTCACGTAACGATAATTCCTCAAACGCCATATTGGCTTTATGTAGTAACATTGAGTTACGTACTCCGCCTAATGGGTTAGTTTCTAGTTCAAATATTGTATTACCAATATTATAAGCATTTAATGCTTTCGATATATATGTCTTTTTTTTCATGTCGTAAATATATGTAATGTGGATTTGTTAGCCTAATATTAAGGTTCGAATTTACATATTACGTTTAATTGACCTCTGATATTATAATATTCGAGTTCGTTATTCGGATAATTTATTAATGATTTATTTAAGGATGTTTTATATGCATTTACTGATTTATACGTTTTATTTTCCTCCAATAGGATCTCCATTAGTATATCATTCCCTTTATCTTCCCCCTCATTGAATGAACGTCTTTCCTCAGTATTAAAATCAGGATAATGTTTCATATGTATATGTTTTAAGTTTATATTTTCTTTCTTATATCTAAATATATGACCTCACATTACATAAGCCTATTAAAATACTATATGATCGATTGCTTTTTCACCTGTTGATTTCCCATTCTTATATATAACGTAATTAGGATCCATACCCGATTCCATTACATCATTAATTAGATCGGATAACGATTCAAATTGCTTTTTGTAATAACCACATTTCAATGTGTATACATTTTTCGGTTTGTCGCTTTTCATATATGTGATTTAGGTTAGTATTACTTTCTTATGATTTAAATATATGTGATATGGTTTAATAAGCCTAACGTTTCATTTTAATACATAACCCATTATAATGGTCCATCCAATCACAAGGTTCCATTAATGGTCTATTATAATATACTTCCAATTTAGGGTATTTATGTTTTAGGTATTTAAATATCTTATTTAATTCATTTGCCTTATTACCTTGTTTAGGTGTCCCACAATAGTCACATACTGGATGTACATTGTATATCTTAATACGTTTAAATGTTTTACGGTTATCATTAAAATAACTTAGGTTACCAAATACACTTTTTAATTCTTTTAATATAGGTAGTTGTGTCATAGTTATATATTTTGTTTTAGTTAGATTTATATTCCTTCTCTTTCTTATATCTAAATATATGTAATGTCGTTTACGCAGCCTAAAAAATGGGTTCAATTTCTTGAACCCATTCTAACCATACCATCACAACTAACTATTTTTTAGCTTTACCTTTAGCTTTACCTTTTACTTTTTCAACAATCTCAGCTCCAGTTTCTAAAACAATATCTTCAGCTTTCACTTCCGTCTCAACCGTTACAAACTTTGGACGACCTTTTTTAATCTCAATCCCCGCAGCCAATTTAGCTGCTCTTTCAGCTAATACTAATTGACGTTTTGATCCCTCAACAGTTGGTCTACCTTTCTTTAACGTTCCACCCGCCTCAATTTTTGCTGCTCTTGCTGCTAATACTTCTTGACGTTTTGATCCCTCAACAACCGGTCTACCTTTTTTAAATGTACCTGCTAATTTGGCAGCTTCACGCTTTGCTAAAATTGCTTGTCTTACACTATTTGGATTACTTGGTCGACCTAATTTTAATTTGGCAGTTTCAACCGTTACCTCTACTTCAGCTACAACCGTCTCAACAGGAGCTTCTACTTTTGCTTTTTTACTTTTTCCCATAACCTTGATTTTTTTGTTTTTAATTATTAATTTATTTACTTATTTTTCTTATATTTAAATATATGTTAATTAATTTTGTAAGCCAAACATTATATTTATTTAATTTAATTTAATTATTTATTATTACTCTCTCTTACTTTATAAATATATGACTTAATGTTTTATAAGCCTAACTAAATCTTTGTTCATTTATATTACAGAATAATTTATTTAAATCTCCAACTATTGATGTTTTAGGAGCTACTGATTCCATAGCCTTACTAATACTGAATAATAATAAATTTAATTCAGCTTCCGTTAATTTTATCTTTTTCTTTTTCATATTGTAAATATATGTCTCAACGTTTTGTAAGCCTAACAACTAATTCTAATAACATAACATTCCACTTCCTCATTTTCATGACCATCCTCATCCACTCCCATTTCCAACATGCCTTCCAAACCGTTTTCATCAT